AAGTTTCTGTATCAACTACGTTTGGTTTAAGTAGTTGGCTGACTTTCTGCATTTGGAACCTCTGACTCTGGTGTTGGTTGTTCATTACCGTTATCAACAAATTCAACTTCTTGACCTTGTGTATCAATAACAACACTTGTTTCCGGATTAGGGTCAGTTACAGTCGGTTTTGGATCGCTAAAAGGTTGTGCGTTTGTAGAAGCATCATTAAATATTCTACTCGCAATGTCAACTCTTTGTTTATCTAAACCGTCAGCAACTTTAGCTCTTAATGCGTCTTTAAAAGCCTCTCCTGCATCAGTATTTTTTCCATTTTGTAAATCATCTACAAATTTTTTTACATGTTCACTCATTTAATTTCTCCTATTTGATTTCTCTGGTAAATTCGCCTGCGTCTGGCATAGCAATAATACCATCATCAATTTCTTTTTTAATTTGGTTATCAATTTTAGCAATTTCTCTATCTGTTTGTCGTAATACATTCTTTCTTACATACTCAACAGAAAAATATTTACCAACATAATCTCTCATAGAATCGGCAACTCTCAATCTTTCCATTAACATTTCAGACTCTTTTAATTCTGCAAAGTGTCCGTCTTGTAAAAAGTCATATTGTACATGATCTCGTAACAAATGCCAATCTTCTTCCGTGATAACGGCTTTAAGTATTAATTGTGTTTTTAATATATCATTAAATAACTCTGTAAACTTTTTTCTCAATCTTTGTACAAACTTTGTAAATTTAAGTTCATCTCTGGTAATCTCGGTACTTCTACCAAGATTGAAACCTTGACTCGCTTCTAATCTACTTGCTGGTACATTCAATGAACGATATAGTTTAGCTCTAAAGTATTCAATGTCCGTAATTTCTCCAAGATTTTGTCCGCCAGGTAGTGTAGTAATATCTGTACCTCTACCACCTTCTCTGCTCGGTAACCAAAAGTCTTCTAACATAGACATATAGTTTCTGTCATCTCTGATTTCACCTGTTGAAGCATCATAAACAAGTTTATTTCTATATCTTGCCATCACATCTCTTAGGTATTGTTCAGCTTTTACTTTTGGTAAATTACCTACATCAATCTTAAATATTCTTCTTTCAGGCGCTCTTGCAATTCTGTAAATCACAGCAGCGTCTTCAATCATTCTTAATTGATTTACAGGTTTAATTGCCTTATGTAAATAAGAAAGTATCAAATTTTTATTTTGATCAATCATTCCTGAAGGCACAAATGCGATTGTGTCTGGTGCAATCTTAATACCACCAGATGTTGTGCCTGCTACACCTTTTTCATTAAACAAATAGTATTCTTGAAAGTCATCTATGATAGAAAGACCATGTGGTGTAGGACCATCAGGTCTTTTCTTTCTAACTTCTCTAACTTTCTTAATTTTTCGTGGGTCAATGTATCGTAATTCTGTAATACCTTTTCTTGGTGATTCTCTGTCAATCACTTTATGGTAATACATACGACCATCAACATACCATCTTCTAAAGATGTCGTGTCCTTTTGTATTAAAGTTCATTAACCTTAATACTTCTTGGAATTCTTCTTCTATTTTTCTTTTGATTTCATTACCAAAAGGCACTTGGTCTAACATCAACCTAATAGCGTCTTTTAGTTCATTAGCCACAACTGCTTCATTGACAATATCTTCAATTGCCATGTCGCACTCGGGGTGTAAAGCGATTTCTCTATATCTTCGGATTAAATCCTGCTCTGTTTTGGCCTGTCCCTCCATGTCGAGGTATTGACCAAAATAACCCCCAGCGGCGATGGTTTGTGTACCATCATCCGCTTGAGGTTGTGTAAAGCTTTGTTTTGGATCCGCCGTTTTTTTAGAACGAGTTATAGAAAATCCAAATAATTCAGCCATAATAATATTCCTTTGTGTTACTACAAGGTATTTATATACTATGTAGTAGTGTTACTTTCAAAGTATTGGTATCCAAATGTTACGCCAAATTCTTCAATAGCGTCATTAGAACCGTAGTCCAACTCAATTGCAGCTATTTCAGTCGGAAATGCACCTCTTAAAGTGTACGACTTGATAGTTGCACCATTTCTATCTAACTGATCTACAAATGCGTCAACTTGATAGTCAGCAGGATTTGTTAATCCTTCTCCGTCTGTCATGTTGTTAATACCATTTGACCATCTTTCAAATGCGTTTCTTAATTTGAAATTTGTATCATTGATAACCGTTATAGACCAATCAGCGAATGTTCTATCTCCAGCAATCTTAATTTGTCTACCTCTAAAAGGTACCGTAAATGACGGTGTTGTCATTGCCGGTAATGAAGTAGTCTTACATAAGAATGCTAGTTCTTCTATTTCTCCACCAACTTGTGCGTAACCAGGAAAAGGCATTGTTACCTTAAACTGATTGGGTCTTGCCCCACCGCCAGCAAGTTTAGCTTTGAAGTCATTAATGTTTGCCATTTTATTTTTCTCCTATTTCTAAACTTAGCCGCCAGCCACTTCGTCAAACGAAACGCCGGTTCTAGTTGCTATGAATTGTAAAGTAATGAAGTTAATGCTTCTAGCAGGTTTAATAAAAATCTCTGCTATGAATTCATTTCTATCAATTACTTCACCTGTGTTGTTAGTTTCATCACAGACTACTAAAAAGTCTGTAATACCTCGTCTACCTTGTACTTCTCTTAAAAAAGGTTCTACAATGTTTCTAAAGTTAGCTCTTGTAAATTCATCATTGAATTCAAAAAGTTGGAATTTAGAAGCAGTAGCAATTGCCTTCTCTAAAGTGATAAACAGTCTTCTTACATTGATTCTATCAAATGCTGAAGGAGCAGTTAATCCAGTTTTGTCACCGAATAATACAGTACCTTGTCCTGGGAAAGTTGCCACAGGATTTACTCTAGCTCTGTATAATTCATCTCTTTGTGTTTTAGATGGATTAAATGCAATTTTAACTGCGCCTCTAACAATACCTCTGTTTAGACCTGCTGGTGAAAACCAACTGTCTGCTATAAGGTCTGTTCTTGCTGTTAAACCTGCTATGTCACCGTTTAAAGGTACATATCTGTAAACATCATTGTATCTGTCGTATGTGTACTTGTAACCACTATCAAACACAGCATAAGAAGTTGAACGAATACCATTAAAGAATGATACTACATTGTTCTTTTGTGCGTTGTCGTCTGCAATATTAACAACATCACTTCTCTCTGGAGAAGCAAATACAACTGCGTCTTTTCTATTTTCTGCAATTGTAATTAAGTTGTCAATGTGAGTAGCGTCACCGTTACCAGACATAATTAAACTTACTTCTACTGTTTCTGCGTCAGCAAATTTAGTATAAGCAGTTAATTTCTGAGCTGTAGTTGCTACTGAACCATCAGCACCATTTGATAATGATACTTGACTTACAGCAGTAACATTAGTAAAAGTTACTCCACTAGCTGCACTACCCCAGTTAGAACCACCAGCGTTGTGATCCATCCAGTAAATGTAGTTTGATTGATTGTAAATTACATTTGGATAATAGTTAGTAGAACCTTGAGCTGTTAAAGCGTCTGAAGCTTTTGATAATGCACCAAAAGTTTCTAAAATATCGCCTTTAGTTCCTGTAATTGCACCGTCTTCGTCAATTATAACAACATGTAACTCATCACCTGAAGCTCCATTTGCTTGAGCAAACGGTGAAGTTCCTGGTGCTTTGTCAAATAAATCGTAATGTCTCCATCTTCTTCTTACACTAGCACCATTAGCTGGTACTGCATGTAGACCTGAAGAATCGGAAGTTCCGAAATATGCTGGTTCGTCTTTTCTAACTATATTTAAGTTATTAGTTGATACACTAACAACTCTGTACTCAAAATTGTCACCAAAGTTAACTATATCGCCTGCAACAATTCCTGTTCCTGATGTAACTGTAACAACTGTTTCTCCGACTGCCATAGAGGCGTCATTAACAGTTGTTTTAGCAGTTTGTTCGTAAACTGTAGCAGATGGACATGTGTCAATTCTTAACGAATTTCCAAATGCGCCAGCTGTTCTAGCCGCCCACAAACCAACAGAACCTTGTCCAGCGGCATAATTATCTTGATAATGCTGAGTATTTTTAATTACAAATGTACTACCACTTTCGGTAGCATTTGATACAGATGTATTCTGTACACGGACAACTCTTAAAGAATTAGAATATGCTAAAAAGTTAGCAGCAGTGAAAAATCCCTCAAACGTTGTTGAGTTAGGTTTTCCAAATGTTGAAACTAATTCTTGTTCGCTAGAAATACTAGTAATCTCATCTAAAGGTCCTTTAGTTGCTTGAATAGCAACTGCACCGATAGAAGTTGAGACTGCTGGTATAATTCTAGTAAGGTCTTTTTCCTGTACGAGAACACCTGCTGATACTTGAAATGCCATTTAGGTTTCTCCTTTTAATTAGCTAATTTAATTATTAAATATTCAATACTCATAAGTTTTCTTATGCCCATATTCAAAATTCAACCTTACTGATATTTATAAGATGTTAGAATTAGAGTCCTTTTCTTACGACAGGATGCCATACATCTCCGTATTCATCAACTTCCACCTTTTCATGGTCTGGTGTACCGTCATCTACGAAGCCAAAAGGCGCCATATCCTGTTCAATTAAGGATTGTTGTTCATCATATAACATTTGTCTTGCGTTTGTGTCTGTCATCTCTTTAAAAAATGGTTGATTAGATAACCAGCCAAATATAACTAAACACATCATTAAATCGTCTGTATTACCTTCTTCGGCCTGCCATGATTGACCTCTTCTTACAAAAGTTGACATCTCTTGAACAATATCAAAATCATGTATACCTATTTTATCTGACTCAATTAATGTTTTAATATTAGCACAACCTATTTTTTTAATTTGTTTAGTCATCTTAACACCAAAGCCAGAACCTCTACCACTAAATCCGGCACCTAATATTTGACCTGCACGACCTCTATTTGTTGTCATTAATAGATTGTCATATTCTAATTCAAATTGTAATGCCTCTGCAACTTGTTGACCTAAGTCATTTGTTTCGACTAATACATGTGCGTGATTATATGCATTACAAACCTTTTCAATAGTATGTGGAAATAATAAAGGTTTTATATCATTGTTACGATATTTTGCAACTACTTTAAAAGGCATTTGTGATACATCTAATATTATAAAAGCAGAATAATCTTTTAATACTCCTCTTGCAACATCAACAGTACAAACATATGTTCTATCTTTTATAGGGTCTTCATATACATCTAAACCTGCATTAGAAGTTTTTGGTGCTTTAAAAGATATATTTTTAATTTTAGATGGACTAATTAATGTATTTACAGAACCTAAAAATTCACATTCAAACTCTTGTTGAAACTGCTCTGCTGAGGTATTTCTAATAGTCTTTTCTTTCCATTCTTCATCTCTGCCTGGCACCTCTGACCAATGAACGTCAATAGGCACATAATCATTTCTTTTATTTTCTGCGTCTGACCATAATTTATAAAACTGATTCATACCGTAAGGTGTAGATACAATAATCATTTTAGTTTTAGTACCAGATGATATTGTAGGATAAACAGAGCTAAAAAACATCTCTGCTATATTTGGTGGTACGAAAGCAAACTCATCAAGAAATATTATATTATATGAACCACCTCGAATTGCACTTGAAGAAGTTGCAGCCGCCACTATTTGAGATTTGTTTTCTAATTCTATATTACCTTTATTCCAGTTTATTACACCTTGTTGTAACCACTTTGGTAAATTTTCATATGCTAATTGTACTCTACCTAAAATATCTCTAGCAGTTGTAGATTTGTTGGCAAGTATGGCAATATTAGAATTAGGATTAAATATTGCATAGTGTAAAAGATAAGAAACGGTAGTAGTTGATTTACCACTTTGTCTAGGTAATTTGCATATTGTAAATCTATTATCATGTATAGTTTTTACAATATGTTTTTGAAAATCATACATCTTAAAAGGTACAAGTCCTTCATCAAGACTTACAATCTTCATGTAATTTTCCATAAAGTAAATTGGATCTTTAGCACACTTTTGAAATTCAAGTATGTTGTCTTTTGTAAACTCAACAGGTGTGTTGACTTTTTTAAGATTCGGGTTACCTAGATATGCGTCACTCATTTAATATAATTCCTTAAATAAAAGATTTTACTTATCTTTAGTGTTATCTTTTTCAGGTTGTGTACTATCGCCTTCAATAATATCATCTTCTTTTTTTCTATTTAACATTTTCTGTAATTCATTTGTAGAACCCACAAACAAAGCATTTTTTATATTAGCTGTGGTCTTATTTGGTATATCTTTTAAATCTTTTAATTTCTTTTGCAAGTCTTGAAGTTTATCTACTGTAGTTGTAACTTGACCTATTAATTGACCTGCAACTTCATATGCTCTAGGGTGTTGTCCCTCTTTTGCAATATCTAATATACCTTCAATAGCTGCATTGCCTTTGTCTATTAGATTATAATAATTATCTCTACTATGAGAATAATCATTATCTATATCATCTTTTGTATCATCAATTTTTCTAGGTACAGGAGCTGGTTGTTCAAACTCTTTTAAAGAAAACTTTTCTTCTTTTTTTTCTATACCTAAAATATCATTTACATTATCTTCTAGTTTACTCATCTGTATCCGTATTTGGGTTATATCGTTTACCGTCTGCAAAGGTTGATATTGTTGTTGTAAATCCGAAATCATCATCTGCGTCAGCAGTTGTAGGATTAGGTGTGATTACAATTCTTTCTTCTCTAGTTAATTCTGGGTCAGTATCAGCACCAAGGTCAGCCTGTACAGTTTTAATAACACCTTGATTTGTCATTGGTCCATATAGATATGTTTTAGCTGTAAATGATAAAGTATAAACTACAGCTCTTCGTGTTGTAAAATCACCACTATATGTATCTTCATAATTTACACTATTTAAAATTATAGGTATGTCTCTTTTAATTTCTAATTCAGGTACAACATTCATTGTAACTGTATATTCTGGTTGAAAGAACGGTAGTATTTGTTCTACTATTTGTAAACCATTTTCAGCAGTTGCTGTAAAAGAATATAAACTAAAATTAATATTATAAGGTACTGGTGTATAATTAAAATTTAATTTTTTACCTTCTTCGCCTGATTTTATTCTAATAGTTTTATTCATCTTATTAAGTTTTCTACTAGAGTCATAAGATAAACCAGTAATTTCAAAACCTAATCTAGGTAATGTAATTGCAACAGCTCTATCTTCTTGTAAATTACTTTGTTGTTCTAATCTTACTAAAAATTTTTCTTTTGGTGCATATGCTAAAGGCACTCTCATTCTTTTAGTTACAGCACCTGTGCTACTTGTATTTTGTACAACTATATTGTTAAACAATTGACCAAATGCAATTGTTAACTTACGCATACCCTCGTTATAAAAGTGTGTTCCAAACATTATTCGTCAACCTCTCCAAATGGGTTTCTTTCAGTAAAGTCTAATATATCGTCTGATAAATTACCAACTGTATCGTAACCTGCTTCTGCGTTTAAATCTAAATTACTTGCATAAGGAGATTGTGTTTGTACAACTTCAGCACCTGTATATTCTTCATTCATTAAAAATGCTGGTTGACCAGTTGAGTAATCGTGATAGTCTTCTAGTGTAATTGAACCACGGCCTGTTAAGTTTTCTTGACCTAACTCTAATTGGAATCTATAAGCGTATTCGTTTAATGATAATTTATCTTCAACAGCGTCTAGTGTAGCCACACCAGTATTAATTTCTTCGTTTGCATATTCCCAACGAGTTACTTTTAATTTGTAAACAGGTAAGTTACCAAGTTGGTAAAAAGGTTCTTGATCTTCTACAAATTGAATTTCAAAATAAGAATTTAATAAAGGTACATACACAACATCACCCTCATTAGGACGACCAGCTGCTGTCAGTGTAGCCTTATTTGCAACATGTTCCTCAAATCTTCTTTTAGATAATACTAAAGTTGTATCATCTCTAATTTCTAAACCAAACTTGTTAATAATTTCATTTTCACCAGCAAATCCTTCAGTTGTTTCAAAATACATTTCTAATAGATAAGAATCATCAAATCTACTTGAAGTATCTTCACCTAAAACTAAGTCTCTATTTACAAGTGTACGAGGAAGATAATAGATATCCTGACCGAATATTTTTAAAGATTCGATTATAACATCTTCGTGTAATCTTTTTTCTGCGTCACTTCCTATGCCTAGGCCACCTTGAAAATAGTGATTAACTGCCATGATTTTTTATCCAATCATCATTGCCGGATTTAATTCAAAGGTACTTCTAATCTCTGTTTCTAACTTTTCGATATCAGATAAAGCCTCTGAATAAATTTGTCTTCCGTTTAATGTAATTCCACCTATCATTGCTACACCATCAAATTTTGATAAGTTAGCGCCCCATTGTTTTTTAAATAGTGATGTAACATATCTTTTTAAAAATATATCATTGTAAACATCTGTATGTGTTTCAGGATTCATTTTTCTATAAGCTTCAATAACAAGAAACTCACCGACCATTAAATCATTTGCCCAATCCATATCAATATATAATCTATTATCGTGTTGATTAAATCTTAATGGTTTTTCACCTACTAATATATGATCTAAAAAATCTAAATGTCTTAATACAATATCATAATTGACCATACTTGTTGATGAAAAATCATACAGATCATTTAATCTTAATTGATATCTAACATCAAACAAATTCATACTACCTTTGTTTGAAAATGGAAATATATTAATTACTGATATAACACTTTCAGGTACAACTATAAAGTTATTACCTTCTTTCCATGTTGTAGTAACTGAATTTTTTGTAATTGATTCCGAAGAATCAGACGTAATTCTGGTCTTGTCAGCGTCTGTATATTGATATTTTAAGTATGATCTTTGAATACCATCATAGTGATATTGTGAAAAATACTGTAATGCTTCATCCAATCTATCTTCTAATTGGTCGTCATCTACATTTATCTCAATAACAGGCTTACCTAATGCTCTTAAAGCGTACTGTTTTAACGTTTCTCTTGTTGCTGGTGTTGCCATAATACTATTTATGCATCCTCTAACGCTTTATTCTAACGCTTATAATTATTTATGTGTTAAGTTGTTAAATATGTTATGTTACCTTCAAATGTCATTGACGCAGTAACACTTACATTTGCGTCATAACGAATAATTGAGGCTTCTGTACTATTATTTGAAACTCTTATAAAGAAAAATTTACCTGAAGTTTCAGTTTCCCTTGAACCACCTTGTTGTTCTCCAGTAGTTGCTCCTGTAGAAGCAAATGGAAGACCAGTTATTCTAACATTACTACCACTTGCAGTTGGTAAAACTCTAAATCTAACGGTAACTAAATTTCCTATTTTAGTGTAAGTACCAGAATTTCCAGATGAACCTATTGTTAAACCTGGTGTCCAATTTCCTTCTTCGTAATCGTCTAAA